ATGAAACTGACTGACTTTTGTATTCAGAATATTATCACTATCCAGACCGAAGTGATCCTGAACTTTGTAATGTACCACTGCCCGAAGACGATTGTTATTGATATGCAGTGGTTTTATGGTGATATGCGTTGCTCAGGTATGGTGAACGGTGATACCCATGCCATTAAAAAAATCCTGGGATCTGTCGAATTTTGGCAGTTTACCACCTGATATGGCTTAATGCAGCTTTGGCTTTTCAATAGATGGAAAGATATTATTTTGCCAGTCAATATTATCTTCAAGCGCTTTCTGCAATAATAGACGTGTACTATTTCCCAGCGAGTTATCATTGATTATATGTTCTTTTAATGCCTGGTTCAGCGACATATCGTGGAAGGGCGTACCATAGCCATTCTGCATGATCATCTTTTTGATCAGATGACTACACGGCCCGTAAAGGGAAAATTTATGGGATAACGAGCGATCCGTCAAACAGCATTGCGGCACTGCTGGTGGGTAATTTTCTCCCCGGATTCGCGCACTACAGCAAAACATGGACTGTGGACGATCCATTGATGAAAGTCGGGTAAGCGTCCAGGGAGTCAACTTTTTTGGCATGGCAAAACGCGCACGAGTACGCCCGGGAGTAAGTGGCGTCTATACGTGAATCTAATGTGGGGGAAATACCTCACCGAAAGAAATTGAAGCAGCGGTAAGACGTTGCTGCTTCGGTTAGCCTCTTAGGCATTTTGCTATGCCTGCGTGACAGGCGCAAACCTTATAGGGTGGATGATGTTATTGCTGTCTCCAGGAAAGAGATGCGAGTTTGTTAGTATTTTCTTTTTTCCATCTCACCGTTTGCCTTTATATAATATTTACCGCTATCCAGTCGAAAATACAAACCCGTGTTTTTACTGTATACCACCATCATTAATGAGTTTTTATCAATGCAATTTATTGGGGGCTTCATCTTTTCAAAACATAGTCGGTCGTATCCATCAGTTTCTTTATATCCATCGCCGAGATCCCAAAAGATTACGGTAAAAAAACCATCTTTTGCCGGTTTGGGGATGCTATATGTATCGTTGAGATTTTTTTTGTTTTTCAACCACCAATTAATTTTCCCTTGTTCTGTTAATGGAAAGTTTCTCACCAATACATCACTATAGTTACGTCTTTGGTGAACAGCTATGACTTCCACGGGACGTAACGAAAACCAGATAAAGTAACCTAGCAGGGTGCAGCCAGTCAGTAATGATGCACAAAGCAATTTTTTATTTTTAGATTTCACGCTGGCTCCCGGAAATATCTATGAAGGCTTCAATGTTGGTAATGAACGGCTTAAAGCCAAACTGATTGTATCGCTGGAGAACAAACCAGATACGGAAGAAATGAAACTGGCTGAATTTTATTTTCAGTATGTCGTCGCTGTCGAGACCAAAATGATCCTGTACCTTGTAATGCACCACTGCCCGGTAACGATCATTGTCAATCTGTAGTGACTTTATGGTGATATGCGTTGCCCAGGCATCATGAACAGTGATCCCCATGCCGTTATAATTATCCTGAAACCTGTTAAATTTGGGGAGTCTTCCGCTAAATACAGCGTCCCTCAGTTTTCCTGATTCTTCTCGTGGGTAATATTTATTTTCCCAGTCGATATTTATACTTAAGGCTTCTTTCAATAATAAGTATGTACTATCTTTTGTCTTATCATCCAGAATATGCTCTTTCAAGGCCCGGTCCAGCGAGATATCACTAAAGGGCGTACCATTGCCGTTCTGCAGGTGAGTGATCATCTTTTCGATCAGGTGGCTATAGGGTCCGTAGAGAGAAAATTTGCGGGATAACGAGCGGAATTCATCAAACAGCATTGCGGCGCACTGCTGGCGGGTAATCTTTTCACCCTGGCCACGCAGATTACAGCAGAACATGGACTGCGGACGATCCATTGAGGAGCGTCGGGTAAGCGTCCAGGGATCAACCCGATCAGAAATATAATCCAGCCGGTACTGGGATTTTAACTGTGCTTCGGTCAGATCGCCGCAGCGCATATCTCTGGCAGTGTAATCGTCCATCCACTTTTGAGTTTTAAATATGGTGTAGGGAAAATGTAATGCAGCCATGATTTTACATTCCTTGTGTAATCATCCGTGGTGCCCTTCGCAGGAAATAATACGCTGTTAAAGGTCAGAGTGTAAACACCGTATAGCCTCTGCCCTTCATTTTTTACATATGCACTTTTGAGAATATGAGCTGATTGATTCTGTATAACACGATAATTAGTAAAATCAGTAAATGATGAGCTTTTAATAAGATGAAGGCTGAAAATGTACGACATATGGTTAGAGATGTAATGATGGCGAAATGAGCGTCGCAGGAAGAAAACCACGTTAACTGGCCGCTGGTCTGCGCCACCTTCCACGGTATTCTGCCGGGTCAGGCTGCTTTGCACTCGTGCTTTAGCAATGCTGACAGAAAGGTAATTTACGACTGCATGACCAGGCTGCATATCGCTGATGCTGAACTTGAGGGCCTCTATACCTGATATGACTTGCTCACCATTGATTAATACTCCACGATGTTAATAATGCCTTTATAATCCATATGAGGATATTCACATGAAGAAGCGATTCTCTGATGAATAAATCATTAGTTTTCTCCATGATGCAGAGGCGGGATTTCAGCTCAGGAACGCCAACTTATCAATACCAGGCCCCTTACTTTTAGCCTTGTCAAAATGATAAAGCTTTATGAGATGTTTAAAAGGTTAGGGTTTGATTCGTTCTTTTCGGTTTTCGCGGGGTAAGTTTAAGGAAAAAAAACGCAGGGCTTGTTCTGTGAGGGCTTCCCGGACGCTGGCGGATGGCTCTGTGCTGGCGGAGTCTGAATATGCTCTTCAACTATCAGATTATATTATTTATTTGTGTTTTTTTATGATTGGTATACCTGAGCGTATACCAATCTCATTTATCAACCTATCTTTCAAGATCTGTTAAGACTTAACTTGTATCGTTAGATATGCTTTAACTACTGCACTTCTAACACCTGAGTGCTTAGTGTCAAGGATTCCAGAACGAAGGAGGGCATTCATCGGCGAAAAATTCAGCCCTCATAAACACATCTTACATTAACTAATTCTATACTGAGTCATGAAATCCAAGCATGAAATATGATATATGGCTGATGGTTGATTTTTTAGTCAAACCCTTCGAGTAAGTCATTTACCCCGTTAGATGTGTCTGAAGTAATATCATGTAGAATCTTGCTAGCTGCTTGTCTTTGTATTACAGGAGTCGTCAAAGTATGCCTAAACTGAAGTATAATACCTATAATATCTGGGATGATCTCATTGTTAAAAGCAACAACCTCTCCATTTTTAGTCCTGATTATCATGTTTTCCGGCACTTTAAGTGCGTCAAAGTATAATCTATCGTAATAATCTTTTTCTCTGAAGAAATATTCCGGGTTCCTTAACCTAATTATTTCGAAAACAGTGCTTTTGAGAGAGGATGGATATGTGATGTGAGTGACGTAATCACGAAATCCTATAAAGCTGTTTTCAAAATTGCTATTAGGAGTTTTTTCATTTTCAAATATATCGAAATCTCCTAAACTCGCGTGACTATAGGGAGTTAGAAGTAGGCTTAAATCAGAGAAAAAACTAATGCTCGTCCAAATTTCTTTATCACTTTCATTAAGGGCTTCAAAAGATGATATTTTTTCTGAATGTTCGAAATATTCGTGAAGGCTTTGTTTGAGTATGGACTTTCTGAAAGAGTCATAATCAATATCAGAGCAAAGTTCAATTATGTTTTTAAATTTGACTGGGCTATTGCTTTCATACATTTTCAGTAGCAATTCATCTCTCTTATCTTTAACCTCAATACAAATAAACTCAGCACAAAAATATTCCATTAGTGACTTGTGAGACCAACGATAAAGCGAACCTTCCTTAATGAATAAGGGGACTGAATATGTAAGATCACTTATAAACTTTATAGGTTTTACATTGATTCCCTTGATTTTTTCGATAATGCCAGTCAGTACACTTTCAAGCTCTCCTCTACTGAACTCTAATCTACCATTGTTTTTTAAACACCAGAAAGCTAATCTGCGCAAAATTATGCTGAAGTCAGTTATGTCTAATCCAGACTCTTTTCTTCTAACGTAACCTGTTTCTTTACTGAGATCATGAGTCTCAAAAAGCGCTTCAAAAACTTGGCTGTAAAAAAGGTCCTTGCGTCTCGGGATTACAGGTTTATATTTATATGAACAGAAAAGAAGAGAAACATATAAGGGTGTTGTTAAGAATTCAATGATGGCGCTATTATCTGCTTCCTTCATCGCTTTTATTTCGGTGATAAGTTTATTGGAAAGGACTAAGCTATTGCCAATCTTCGATGAGTTTATATCATACAGCTTTATTAAATCATATGATTGATTTAAATTTAGTGGTCGAATTTTAAATCTACTAAAAGAATGCAATTCGAGTAGAGACTGGTCTGGTCTTGAGGTTATAATTATTTTAGATTCAGACATTTCATCGCTAAAGGTTTTTATTCTTTTTATTAGATCATTCTTAATGTCGAAAGGTATTTCATCAACACCGTCAAAGAAGTAGGTGAAAGGTATTCTTTTTAATGTACTATCATCCTTGAAGCTATCTAGCCCTATAAGGTTTTTAATTTGATCTATAATTGGGCTGTTGTTAAGGGTTCTTAATTCTATATATATGGGGATTTCACCCGAGTTGTCTATGACGTCGACAACGATTTTCTTCATCAGCGTCGACTTACCCATTCCGGCATTGTCTATTATTAAAATGTTCTTAAATTGCTCTAAAAGTATATCGCCCCTACGAACTATATGATCACTTGTTTCTCTAGAGTCTAACTTTGATAGAGTTAGTGGGACATATATATCATTAACCTTTTTTAGAATGTTTGGGAAAGCCAGCGAGTTAATTAATGAGCATTGCGCTTTTGTTTTTGCTAAATAGTCAGACATCTGATTTTTTAGCTTAAAAATATTCTTTTCTTTCTTATAAAAGTCAGCGCCTCTATTAAATAGAAAAGGGAGTATTTTTTCTTCGAATAGCTTCATTGCCCAAGGTCTAGCTAAATCAACTGCATGCTCAATAGTGATCATTTATGCCGCCCGCATCATACGCATTAAAATTTGATAATAATATATCACGCTTAATCTATGGAGGAAAAGCCATCTGCTGATGGCAGCATACTGGTTAGAAATGAATAAATCATTGCAGTAGAACTCAATAACACTCCATAAAAAATTAAAAGAGTCAGCATCAGGAATGGCAAATCGTCGCGACTATCGAGGAGGGCACCAGCAGGCCACAGACACAAAAAAGCCCGCAAGGCTTTCACCGTGCGGGCTTTCAGGACTTCAACGGACGATTCTGGTATCGCCGCGAAAGAATTTTGGTGGGCTGGCGGAGTCTGAGTAAGTATCGCAAATAATTGTTATATATAATTTTATTTGAATTCAAGTTTTAATCGTATACCTAAGCGTATACCAATAGCACCCACTAATCGTATTATAGAAAGTGTAGGGGAACATTCCAAATGTCAACATTTGATAGGCCTTTGGCATCGAACGCCATGCTGGTTTATCCAGCGGATGAAAAGCGCACTGCCATTTTTCATAGCTTAAGCCATTCACGCTGCCAAATCTGATAACTAAAGTGAATGCTAAATCTCTAGTAACTCACTCTGCTTCTTCAGCTTTCTTTTTAAGTTCGTGCTCAGATAAAGAGTCTATTTTTTTTAAAATCAACTTACGTTTTAAGTCCCTCTTTTCTATCTCACTCAACTCGTTAGCAGAATCTATAGTTCGCAGAATGCTTTCATAGCCCTCATCAATTGCTTTACCCCTAAATGAATTGATGTAGGTAGGTATATGAAGAAATAAAATACCTAAAAAGAAAATGCCTGTATATCCAATGAAAGAAAAATTAAAACCAAAGTTTTCTTCAATGTTCTTTTCAAAGACATTGCAAATCGCAACCAAGATTATCCCTACAATGGCACCAAGTGACGTTCTTATCTCATATTTTGTTGTAAGTATATCTAAGCCAAGAAACGCCCGGCTGGTTAACTTATCCATGTTCATCGACTGCCCTCATAAATACCCTGCTTCTCATTTATTTCTTGGGTAATATCCTTGAAAACTGGCATTCTTCGTCCACCAGAATTCATATCAGAATCATCATTATGATTGTCTATGAACCTGATAAGCATCATGGCCTCACGAGTTGTGGAACCAAAGTACCCTTTATTTATGCGATAAATCAGCAACTCTTCTTTGATTTGTAACAATGCCACTATCGCAAAAAAAAGGCCAGTTGTTGCAAAAGTAAGGTCGATAAAGTAATACATGGCTGCATTAAGTATTATCCCGCAGATAGCAATGTTTTTTGCCATGATTAATTTCGAGGATTTATGAATGAGGTATAGCTCGGTTACTGTTTCAGCTTTGCTTTTCCTTCTGGGTTTTAGATCTTCCTTTTCTATTTTCTTGAGTAAAAAACTGGCTAGAACAAAAATGGCTATTTTAAAAACGTTTAACCTAATTTTGGTTTTTTTATTATTAACGCTTATACCAGATCTGGTTTTTCTTAAGTCAATTCTCGCACTTGCTATATCTTTCATGATTAAAGCGCAAAACGCACCGAACGCACCTAACAGACCGAGCACCCACTTGTCACTACCAAGCCAACCTCCAATTAAAGTGGATATGCCTGTTCCAGAAAGTAAAATTGTAAAAATAAGTATGAGTTTAATAAGGTTTGTTAGGTATCTTTCTTTTTTATCATATTGTTTCTTCATACATGATTTCTCAAGGTAAATAAGCTAATTGTGGTTGCTCGAAATTTAGCATAGTTGTTTGATTTTATTGCATTTTTCGGAGTGCATAAATAGCTAAGTAGCCCACCCTCTATTAACTGAAAGGTCCTATGTTCGTGAATCATACTCTAGATTATGTGATTATGAATACTCGTAAATCACTTTCGCAATGTGATTATTATGATTGGCACGTATGCAAACATGCCTGCAATGTATGTTTCTGGCGCATTGCCGGTCATATTGCCTGCTCCTTAGCGAGGGTAATTGATACTGCAAACTCAGCCTTAACAACATCTGAAGTTAATGATGTAAAAAGTGATATCGCATTGCTTTTGAAGAGTTATTAAAGAGATCAACTTCAGAAAAGATTTTAAAGATAATTCTTCACACTATTCACCTCGGTTGTTTTTTCATATTAAACAATTGTTTAGCTGGTAATGGGTGGGTGTAGGGTGAGTGTTAGTATACATCACTGGTGAAGCATAGGCGTAAAAAAACCGGCTTTCGCCGGTTCTGGTTAGTCACATCGCGGTGGGATTATCGCACTTCGGCAGCCAGTCGCTGCTGCTCTCCTCCGTGAGGTCTAGATTGGTTTGCATCCCCAACTTCGTGCGCCGCTTCAGGTAGTGATGTCCATACTCCCGCATGATGCTCTCCAGCGACAGGCCAAACATCTTCATGCTGAGCGGATTCTTATAGCCGTTAGCCTCCATATAGGCCAGATAGGCATGGTAGAGGTAACGCCTGGGCTGAAGCGGCCTGATGCTGGCGTTACCCATATACAGCGCGCTTGGCTCCGGTGTAGTGAACAGGTAGCCGCAGAAATCCACCATCGGATCTGCATCGCGCTTGATGCGCATCGCCTCGTCGGAGTTCTGCTGAGACTGAAGCAGCGACCGGGCCTGCTGTGGCTGGCTGAATTGCTGCATCAGTTGGCGCACAATAACGGCCAGCTCACCGCTGATTTTTTCCTTCAGCTGCGGATCGCGCTCGCCTGCCGGGATGATTTCCGGGAAGTGCAGGATTACCCGGCGGCGCGACACGCCTCCGCTGCGATCGGTGAAGCGCATCGGGTTGTTGTTCACCGCCAGAATCACCGCCGGTATGTGGGTTGAATAGGCGTCGCGATACTTCGGGTCAACGGAAACCGCATCGCCGCCAGTGATTGCCTTGATGCCCGCGCCGTCACCGCTCCACTTTTCCTGGTCGGGCAGGATAATCAGCGAGTAGCCAATCACCGCCGCACGTTCGCGCGACGACTCCAGCGTTTCAATGGTTGCTGAAGTGGTGTTGTCCGTTCCGGCCAGCATGGTGGCGATTTCCGCCATGATGCTCTTGCCGCTGCCGCCGGGACCGGTGACCTCCAGAAATAGCTGCCAGTCGTAGCGGTTCGCCAGCACCATAAACAGTGCGGCCAGAATGATGTCGCGTTTGGCCGGGTCACGTCCGGCGGCGCGGTCGAGCCACTGCCAGAAGTGCGGCGCATGGTCCGCCAGCGTTTCGCCCTGAACGGGCTTCGTGTAGTCCACCTCGCTGACAGTGCGCAGCCAGAAGTCTTTACTGTGCGGGCTGAAGCCGCCGGTGCGGGTGTCCAGTACGCCGTTACGAAAGCCAATCAGGCGGCGTGCCGGGTCGGCCTGCTGCGGCAGCATCAGCTTCAGCGTGTCCACCACGCCTGAAATCTTGCCCGCCGAAAACGGCGCGCGCAGGCGCTGGAACAGCTTTGCCACGTCACGCTCAAACTGCTTCCCGGAAATCACCTTCCACGCGCCGGAACGGTAGCGGGACAGAATTTCCCCGCTGGCGTCCACGGCCAGCGCGCTGCGGTAGTGCTCAGCCACGCGCTCCGCCTTTTCACTGGCGCTCATGGCTGAAAACTCCGCCTCGCTCATCACGTCGAACGGACTTGCGGCGGGCGGCGTGGCAGCTTCGGCCAGCGCCCGCCGGGTGCTTTCCTCACCGTGCTGCATGAAGGCGTCATTCCAGTCACCGAACACCGGCGGCAGGGCCACGGCTGCGCGGCTGGCTTCGGCGGCCTGCTTAGCCTTCGCCTGGCCGTCGCCGTTCAGGTCGCGGTCGGCGGCAATCAGCAGCGGCAGCGTGGCGTGCTTTTCACGGGCAAGGCCAGCCAGAGAAAGGAGGTTAACGGACGACAGGGCAACCCACACCTCATCCCCGGTCAGGTTATGCACCGTCAGGCCGGTGGCGTAGCCCTCCGTCAGCCAGATGCGCGCTGCCGGTTTGCCGGTGCTGAGAACGTGGCATGCGCCTTTTACCTGGCCGCCCTTCAGCGTGCGCTTTTCGCCCGCGGCGTTAATCAGCTGCACGTTCACCAGCTGGCCGCCCGTATCGTGCAGGGGAACGATAACATCACCAGCACGGTAGGCAGTGAGCGCGACTTTCTGCGGCTTCGCCAGCGTCAGGCAGGACTGCTCCGGCCAGCCCTTGCGGGACAGGTAAGCGTTGCCGGTTGCCTGCTGCGCGGTGCTGACCATCTGCCGGGCCTGCTTAACGGCTGCGGCACGGGCGGCTTCGTTATCTCCGCACGCGCTGGCGGCAGGCGTGTTGTCCACCGGTGGCAGGCAGCCGGTCAGGCCGTTAACGCGCGCAGCGGCTTCGGTCAGGCTCAGTGATAGGGCCTTTTTCACCAGGTCCATGCCGTCACCGGCACCGCACTGATTACAAATCCACGTGCCGCGTCCCTCCTGGTCGTCAAAGCGGAAGCGGTCGGTTCCGCCGCACACCGGGCAGGAGGTATGGCGGTTCTTTACCACCTTCACGCCCAGGGCGGGCAGGATGCGGGGCCACTGGCCCCGCGCGGCTTTTGCCGCGTCTGATACGGTCATTTTCATTGTTCTTTTCTCCCTCAGTGCAGCACCGGCGCGTCTTTGAGACGCCCGCAGAGTTCATCCATCACCACCTGTCCCAGAAAGCTCAGGCACGGGGCCGACTTGAGCGGCCCGGCGGCCAGCAGGTCGTCGAGCAGCGCGCAGGCAATTTCCTGACCGCGCTGGCGTCCGTGCTGGCGCAGGTAGAAGCCCTCTAACTCGGTTTCAATGGCGTGCTCCAGACGCGCCAGCGTCAGGCCGGGATAGCGCTTCTGTTCGCGGCAGACGGTCAGCCAAGCGCAGGCCACCGCGCGGCGGGACAGCGCGGACCGCAGTTCGGGGGAATGGGTACGTGTGCTCATGGCTTAACCTCCCCGTTCATCCAGCCGTCCTGACAGCGGCTTACCACTCCGTCCAGCTGCTCGGTGATGAGGAAAATCAGCGAGTTCAGCTGCGCCTGCTGTGTGGCCGGTGGCTGCTCGTGGCACTCCTGAAGCAGGGTCATGTCACTGATAAAGCGCCCGGCGTTGCGAAGGTGCTCAAGGCGTAACAGGTCGGCGTGGGAAATGGTGGCGTGAGTCATGCGAGCACCTCCCGGACCGGCAGGCGGGCGGCAAGGGACAGTACGTAATCGCGGGCCAGCGTCAGGCGGGCGGCGCGTTCGTCAGAGGCAATAGTGCGGAGCATGTGGATACGCTGCTGGCGCTCGGTACGGCGCACGGCGGCAAAGACGAAAACAAACTGGGGGTAGGGGGAATTAAGGACCGTAGCCATGAGGGCAGTCTCCAATGTTAGTAGCTTACAGCCACCACCGGAAACGCCAATTTCACTGGTGGTAGCCCAGACGGGGTTGGCGTAACCGGCAACATTGGAAACCGGCGCTTCGTGAGAAGCCCCCGCCTGAGCCACCATTACGCGGTAGGTACGACAGATACAGAACCGTCGCCCGAAAAATGGGTGCATCAGGGCACAGACACAAAAAAAGACGCGAGGCGCGTCTGGTGTCGCCAACGTTGTATTCAGGACGCCAATCCCGGCTGCCGATTTTGCGACAGCAGAAAGACTGTACCAGGGAATGGCCCCGGCGCACAAGCCGGGGAACACAGGAAAATGCAGCATGGCGGAAAATCTCAACAATTGGTGAAGATCATGCTGCACGTTCCTGACCGCGTGCGGCGATGCGTGCATTCATCCAGGCGCTGACCTCGCTGGCAAGCCACGCGACGTTTTTGCCGCCAAGCGAAACCTGCGCCGGAAAAGCACTGCGGCTGATGAGGTCATAAATGGTTGAGCGGGACAGGCCGCAGACGTGGATCACTTCCGGCAGGCGCATAAAGCGCTCCTGGACCGGGAATGATACCGGCATGGCAGGGGCCGCCGGGGCCGATGAATGAGCGTTTGAAGTCGTGTGCATGAGCTACCTCTTTTGTATCCGTTATGCGCCGCACAGGTGTGTACGGCATCGGGTAGCTCTTTATTTTGCGAATATTTTTGCCGGTGACAACATCAGAAATCTGTCTGACCGTACGCACAAAAACCACACAAAAAATGCGTGTACGTGAATAGTACCAGACTGCACCAAAAAGTACTGATAAGGTTTTATCCAATAATTTTAGATCCAATATAAGGAAGCCTTTAAAACCAATCGTTCTAAAGAATTAATAAGGCCAAAAACCTGCTGATGAACGATGGTGAACAGAAGGTGAAGGATTACTTTTCACTCTTCACCTATTAACTTACTGTATTTACTATTTTTTTATCTCTGGTGAAGAATAGTGAAGGATTTATATAAAACTGAAAGCTGATAACAGGCTTCAGTGAGACCTTTTCCTGGCTCGCCAGAAGTAATGCTTTTGTCTGGTCCGTCATACAACGCCCTTCGGTAGAAGCCGCTGTGCCAGACCCGGCACAATTGACTTACTGAAACCAGCCGACAGGAAACGAGATGGCCCTGAAATGTCCCGAATGTGGTCAGGTAGCCCACACCCGCACCAGCGCTTATGAAGCGCCCTCCGTAAAGCGTACCTGGTACCAGTGCCAGAACCTCGACTGCTCCTGCACCTTCACCGCGCTGGAGAGCGTCGAGAAAATCATCATGAAGCCCCACAGGCCCGCATTAGTAGAGCCGGAACGGCAGAATGATGTGCCGGTTCGCCAGCCGCAGACGCTGGGCCGCTATGGTTCAGCCAGCGCCCGCAAAGACCGCCACGCACAGCCCTGATAGAGAGGAAAAACAGCATGACACAGCAGCAGATGACCGACGAACAGATTCAGGCCGCCGGTAACCGTATCGGTACGGCGCAGGCCAGAGCACAGCGCCCACTTAAGGAAGCCGGATGGCTTCTCCGGTTACCCGAGGCCGACGTTATCAGCCACACCACCGAGCTGGTAAAGGGGTTGTCCTCTGAGTGGCGGTTGCGTATTGAAGACCTCAATACAAAGATGCTGGCCTGGCTGGAGGCAAGACAGACTGAAAAGACCACCACTGAAAATCTCAGCGGGCTGCGCCAGCGTAAGGCCGAAATGGAGCAGGCAAGCCGGGACAACCGGGCACGCTTCCGTGAGCTGCTGGGACAGAATGGCGGAACCGTCACGCCGGAGATGAAGACGCTGCGCGCGGAGTATCTGGAGCAGCAGGAAACGGCATCAGACCTTGCCGGGCTGATTGCCGAAAAGGAAAAGCAGCTGCCGGTGCTGGCAGACGTGACCGGGCGCAAGGCTAACGCTTACGTATTTTGTCATGAGGGCATTACGGATGAGCGCATTGATACGCTGATTGATGACTTCTTTATCATTCACGGCGCAGAGCTGGGCAGCCTGCTCAGGATGAAGTACAGCCAGTTTGAACGGAATGGCTCAACGCATGCACCGGGCGTTATCGAAGGCGCGAACGATGCCGACACGCTGTACCGCGTATATGTTCAGAACCTCATTAAGCGATGGACGAGCGTAAATCAGCCGCTGATGTTCCGTGATGACGTGCTGAGCGTGAGCGGTGCGCATCCTTTTCGGGGAGCCAGAACCGACCGTCGCAAGCGTAAACTTTTCTGAGCCACAGACACAGAAACTCACCGAAGCCCGGCCCGTGCCGGGCTTTTTTACGTCCGCTGCGTGAGTGCATGTCTATGCTGCATGAAAACGCATGAATCTCCGGTATCTCGGAACGGCAGGAAAGGCCAGCAGCGGCGCGGCTCAGGTCTAATCATGCAGGTGCATGAAAAACGCTGCATAAAGCGGGCAGGCGTGGCGGGGCTACGAGCGCGCGCAATCAGCTTTCGTTACAGAAAAATTTATGTATATTAAGTGATAAGAAAAATCCTAATGAACGTTTTTTCTTATCTCATTGATAATAAATTAAAAATAAATGTTAATAGAGGAATCCTATGTTAGTTTATGTTAATACCTTTAATTGTGTTGGCGAAAATGGTTTTTTTGGTGTAGTTAGGTCAATTTGTGGTTGGCTTAATAGAGTTGCCAGAATTAAGATCTCACCAGAAGATTTGCTATCGCGTCGAGAATGGAACGTAGAGAGATCATACGTTAGAACTTATACTGCAGATAGATTTGAGCCTAAGTTGTATTCTGTTATGTACACACATCCAGATAAAGATGTTTCCGGAAGACAGTGGATAACTGAAATTGGTGTTAAAAGAGAAGGTGAAAACACTTTTGTTTCGGTATTACTTGAAATTAGTGATGTAAGCACACTTGTGGATTCGAAACCAATAGCCACAAGGCCTTCACTCATTTCTTATTTGAAGAAAAACTGTGAATTTGATCATGATGTTATTGGTCTGAAAGTAGAATATATACAAAGTCAATACGGTGACTTCCAGTATTTGATGCATGAGATTTCAAGGGATAATAGAACCTACCCACTTGTTTTTTTGAGTGAGGGTGAAAAGGGGTTTCCTGTAGTACCTGAAAAACTTCAAGAGCAGCTTATCGGCTTGGCTCAAGTTGTCGCTACAAGTGGCAAAATAGATTCATGGGAAATGGAGCGCCTTTTAGGAAGAACTTATTCATCATGGGGGGGGGCGATAAATATAATTTATCCAATTAATCCCTCTGGGTATATTGGGACGAAATTAATTTTGCCAAAGCAAATTGATGAGATGAATAAGAAAGGCATATTTGTTAACAATCATATTCTATCTATAATTACACATTCTTTTAATGGGTTTAAGAAAAAGTCACATTTATCTCCAGCAAATGTCCGAGCAAAGAGACAGCGTGATGATAATATTTCCTTTAGGGAAAGGTTAAATGTTCTGAAAGGAGGTCAGCAGTATGAAGAGTTGCTCGAAGAAGCGTTGACTGAATTGGAATCGTTTAAAGAGGCTGCTGAAGGAGTGGAACTAGAGTATCTAAAGCAAATCGATGAGCTTGAGGTGAATATTAGTGATTTATCCAATGAAAATATAAAGTTAGCATCAGATAATGATAGGTTAAAATTTGGGCTTAAAGATTCAAAAAGTTTAATTAATAATGAAAATAATGATATTGATATTGATGGCCTGATAAGTTTGATCAGTAACCGCCTAAGCCCAGAAGCGGTTTTGAATGTTATTGAAAAACTTATCCCTAGCAATGTTTTTATATTAAAAACTGCATACTCTTCAGCAAGAGAATCCTCAAAATTTAAACATGGGCATAGGTTAATCTTCCTTCTTTACAAACTCTGCACCTCATATTTAAAAGAATATTTAGAAAATGGTGATAATACTGCAAAAAATATTTTAGGTGATGCTTATTCAGCAAATGAATCTGAAACGGTTGAGAAGTCGAGTGTTTTATCAAAAATGCGAGAGTTTGAATATAATGGAGAGAAAATCAAAATGTTTCAACATGTTGGGATAGGCACAGCTAGATCAAAAAGTGAAACGATAAGAGTTCACTTCTATATTGATAAAGAACATAGCAAAGTTGTAATTGGTTACTGCGGAGAACATCTAGACGTCAAGTCAACTTAGTCTTAGTATGATATGGTTGTGGTTTTTCTAAATCACAACCACCTATTTTTGGGTTGAGTTATAAATAAGTATTGAGAGACATTGAGGCTTTTACGTTGAATATTTAAAAACGCCACCATTGTTATTAAGGGATGTAAGTATTTCGTTTAATCTTATTATTTCAGACACTAAGCTATTCATTTCATATTCTGTATCTAGTAACTTGAAAACATCATAATCTAAAAAGTAGGCGCGAAAGAAATGTCCAGGAATTCCATCATTTTGAGGTCTATTACCAACGAACTCGGGAAGAATAATGCCAGTTATTTCAGTGGAAATATATTCATCGAGCCTTTCATCAAAATGCTCAATAGCATTTCTTAGTTCTCTACTTTTTAAAGGGCTTTTTTCATTAACATTAAGTGCTTTTCGAAGGAATTCCCCTCTATTAGAATATCCTTTACGGACTGGCCAAAAGTATCTAGACAAGGATGCACCTTGAAGCACGATGTTTTGCAATTCATTTAAAATTTCATGTGCCGATAATGTGTGAATGCTATTTACTGGATTGCATTCTTCAAATGCATGATGAAGCTTATCAATTGAGATAATGGCAGATTGACAGTTGAAAAGCATACTATGAATATAAAATGCTTGATATGGAGTCCAGATTGAAAAATTCATTTTTTTTCCTTATGGGATTTAGTCGAAGTTAAGTTATTAGTAATTAATTAAAATTCAAAAAATTAATTAAGGCTTAACTATTTTACCCCAAGTATTCATTAGTAATTTTCTCTGCTCTAAGTATGTAGATCTGTTGTATGCCCTTCTTACTTCATTTTTTTCAGTATGAGCTAACGCAGCTTCTATTACGTCGGAGTTGAATTCCAGTTCATTAAGGGCTGTACTAGCAATTGAACGAAGTCCATGTGCTACTAGCTTACCGCCATAACCTATCCTTTTCAAAGCTGCGTTAGCAGTTTGGCTGTTCATCGATTGCTTAGGATCATTTCTGCTTGGAAATACATGTTCGCGATGAGCACTCATGGGCATCATCATATTTAAAATTTCTAATGCTTGAGCTGATAACGGAACAACGTGTTCGCGCTTAGCTTTCATACGTTCGGCTGGAATTATCCAAAGCTTAGCATTGAGATCGATCTCTAACCATCGTGTACCAGATGCCTCCGAAGGACGCACAAGGGTTAAAAGCTGCCATTCAATTAGGCACCGAGTTGGAACGGATAGGTTAGACATTTGTAAAGAACGCATAAGCTTCGGCAATTCTTCCGGTCGCAGTGTTGGCATATTCTGCTTTTTAGGCTTTTCAAAAGCCATACCGATCCCAGAAGCAGGATTTGCATCAATCAAACCCGTGTTTACAGCATAAATCATAATCTCGTTAATACGCTGTACCAAGCGGCGTACTGTTTCAAGAGCACCACGGGCCTTAATCGGCTCAAGTGCTTCTACAAGCTTACGGGCTTTGATTTCCTGCACGGGAATCTCGCCAATGGCAGGGAAAACATCTTTCTCAAGAGAACGCCAGATATCCTTCGCGTAATCCGGGGTAACGCTGGCTTGCTTCAAGGTAAACCAGTTAAAGGCTACAGTTGAAAAAATACTGTCTAAGGCGATCTGCTGCTGTTCTGTGACTTTTTCAGCCTGGGTCTGTGGGTCAATACCATTAGCGAGTAAGCAGAGGTAATCAGCACGCAGACGCCTGGCATCGGCCAGCGATAGGGCAGGGAAGGCACCGAGGCCCATCATGGTGCGCTGCTTTGTTGCTGGCCGCTGGTAGCGAAAACGCCAGAGCTTCTTGCCAGTGGTTTTTACAACCATAAAAAGCCCGTCGCCATCATGCAGGGTTATATCTTTGTCAGTGGCTTTTGAGCGAAGCACTTCAGTGTTGGTTAAAGGGCGTGTTGTCCTTGCCAT